ACTTGCACTACCTTCTACAGTTTTGGAGACTGTGGTTTTACTACATAAACTAAACCGAGATATGTTTGAGGGATATTACAATACCCCTCTGCATTGAACAGGTAATTACCTTGTTCAATATATTCTATTGGTTGCGGTCGTACGATTTGCACGTCGTCTCTAGGAAAGGAGCCTAGCGAGCTTCTAATTGCTCCACCACCGCGATATTATATTTCTTTTAATTCTTTCCTTAACTCCCTTTTTTGTCTGTTTCTTATTATATGGTTGCCTAATCTTCTATTCCTTTTTGCTTGCTTTCCTGTGCAACCATAATTATACAAACTATAATCATAACTCAAATATCCTTTTATGTATCTACACTTAACCATTAGAAGATAACGCACCACCTTTCATAATTTAATTTGAGGATAAAACAACAAACTAACCTCAATTCTAACACGCTCTCTTGCTTCATATTGGTACAAAAAACATACAAATACCAATATATAGCTAGTAGTTTATATAGACCGTTGGTATGTTTTTTTCTTGGTCTATCATATAGTTGTTGCAAAATTCTCGGCTTTGCTTAACCATCTATGAGAGCAAACAAACCTCTGGAGCTTTCTGTAAGGCTTGAACTTACTTCTAAGGTTTACAAGAAATTTGTTTTACCAGTTAAACTAAGAAAGCATATACAGGAATTGCACTATGCCAACTAGTATGTAGAGGCTGATTTGCCTCTAGGCTGTGCATTCCTCGACACCTTGCATCTACTTTTGGTAGATAGGTAATTTGTGTAGGTTAGGATTTGCACCTAACATAACAACTATAACTTTACGAACTTTCTATTACTGGCATTTACTCACCTTCTGTTTATTAGACAGCTGTCGTCATCTTACGGTTAAGCGTCTACAATTACAACAGGCTTATTTTTCCTGTGTTTTACCACGTTTGTCAGCACGTGTCTATTCCGCCACTGCATACTTTATAATTTTAAAATATTAATAACTATTCATATATTCCAATTTTTTTCAGCCTTCCATTTTCCTTATCAAAAAACAACCATGCCAAAAAACAAGCATATCCTTCTACATTTTTTGTTCCTTGCTCTAAAGTCATGATATTAAAATTCTCTAAGTCATAGTCATTGCAATCTTCTTTATTAATAAAAAATTCTATTTCATTTTTCTTTAAAATTCCTTGTATTGTCTCAAAATCATTCATTATATTTCTCCTTTTGCTACTCCTTAATCTTCAATATCTGGATTTTCATCCCAAAAACTTGTATCGTATTCTTTATTATTTTTAATGCATTCATTCAATTCTTTTAATAATTCTTGTTTAGTTCCCTCAAATTGTGCAAGAGGAAAACCTTCTGGAAATATTTCTTCATACTCATCTAATTTTTGTTCTACTTCTTTGTCTAAAATATCATAATACATATAGTAACCTCCTAATAAGATTATTGAACTCTTTAAAAGTATTTGGTAAGTATTCTTGGAACAGTTCTAATTGTTTTATATCATTATTCCCTGCCATTGTAAACATTTGTGCAAATATTTCTTTTTCCAGTTTGCCTGCCTTTTTCCAATATTTCTTTTCATGTTTATATCTACCTACTACTTTATTATTTGTCATGCCTCCTACTATATCGCTTAATTCTCTATAGCTACTATTATTCTTTATCAGCGTTTTGTATATATCTTGATGTTTTAAAACATTATTTTTATCTAATTGTATTGCTTTTATAAAAGAATCAGTAGATGATAGCCATTTATTATTGTAATCTACAGCATGTCCAATTTCATGTATCAAAGTACGCTTATCATAATTTTCTTTTAAAACTATATTTCCTTTTCTATGATATGCTTTGTTGCCACCTAATTTTATTGATTGTATATTTGTATTCAATGCTATGTTTCTTATATTATCATTTTTAAATGATTTATTGATGATTCTTACTTTTTGTTCTGTAATATCTTTATATTGAATTTTTTGTCTTTTATTGAATAAGTTATCTATGATTCCTTCTTCTTTTTCTACATATTTATTATACCACTCATGATATGTCATGTCTTGTGGAACTAATATGCTATTTCCATTTTCATCTCTTGCTCGTCTTTGTAGTCCTTCTATTACATCATCATCAAATACTGCTACTGTTGTGCATCTATCAAAACTATGAACGGGTGGACAATTCTTTCCGTGGCTTTTTGTCTTTCACATTAAATACTTTATTGTCTAATTTTGCACAATGCTTACACGTTCTTTTATCTAACGTTGCAATAAATCTATATTTCTCGATGTCTAGTTCTTCATAGGCTAACATTTCGCTTTCGTTTGCAAAATGATTTACTTCTGTTCTTACAAGCCTTGTTGCATTAAATAATCCTACATTCATATATTCTGATAATTCTTTACTTATCTTTGCTATCGATTTGCCACTCATATTATCTGCAGTAAATTGCGTTTTCATATAATTAGACAGTTTTTGTTGATTATTCCATATTCTTTTTGAAAAGTTAGATGCTGTAGCTAATGGGTTTGGTACCCAATTTTCATTAAGCATTAGGTTTATTGTCCTATTGTCTATCTGTGCAAAACTAAAACCTAATCCAGTTCCTTTTTGTATATCGTATATGTTGTGATAATAGCCTTCTTTTATTGTGTCTACATATCTTATTTTAGTTATATCTTGTTCGATTTCTGCTAGCTTGTTTATTTCTAAATCTATGTTTTGCTGTAATGCTTGATAGCGACTAATTCTGTACGAATATGCTGGTGCATTGTATTTTGCAAGCAATTTCTTTTTTATGTTTTCATTTGTTATGTCATTGTTGATTACTTCTAGTAGATTCTTATAATATTGTTCGCTTTCTCTTTTATTTAACAATTGTATTAATGTCTGCTTATCTAAAGCTGTATCTTTAGCAAAATTTTTAAATATATTGCTTATTTCTTTGTTAATATTTTTCGTTGCTTGTTCATAAGCTTTAATTAATGAATTTATTGTATCTTCTGTTCCTTTTTCAAGTCTTTTCATCAATTCTGTGCTTCTACCGTTCCCAATAGCCTTGTGGTTTTCTTGCCATCTAAACCACCTCTAATCGTTTATAAGTTTTCTTCCGACATATTGGACAGTAGTTTATTGATATTTCGTTTAAAAGTACTCCAAAATTTTTATCGTTTTTATTACCTATTATTTGTAACGTACATTTTATATCATTTGCTGCTACTCTATACCCATTTATCGCTTTTCCTCTATCTTGACAACAATAGCATTTGTTTTTATTCTTTGTTTTCTTCTTTAATAATTTTTGAAACATGTTTTATTCTTCCTCCTCTTCGTTATGATTATTGTCAAATCCACCTGCATTTACAAATATCTCTTGTTGTCTTTTTTGTGCTTCTTCTTTTTGTGTTTTTAATTTCTTCAGTTCTTCTTCTGGATTTTCTACCCAAGGATGATTTTTTGCTATTGTCTCATCTGATATTGTCTCGTTTGCTTTGCTTTCATTTGCTATTTGTGCATTTTCTAAATCGTTACTTATCATATTTCTTGTCCATGTTTGTGTTATTGTTTTTGTTTTCCAGTCTGCAATATTCAAAAACTTCATTATTGCTCTAATCAACTTATTAAATCCTTTTTCAAATTCTATCTGTGTTAGTCCCGCTTTTAATTCTAACTTTCTATAAAAGAATTTTAATGCTACACCACTTGCGTTTCCAAAATCTTCATTGTCTTGTTGCAGAGCTTGTCCACTTTCATATATTTGTTTTTTCAAAATCTCTAGTATACTGTTTCTCGCCTCTACTGGTATTTCAATAGATAATGTTTTTAGTCCTCCGTTTGTTCTGCCATCAGCCCCTGTTTCTGTTTTTACTGTTTTAAATCTTTTAAGTTGTCCTAGAAATTCTTTTAAATCTTCTCCACCATAATTTTCGAGTATATATATAAGCTGTTGTATATCTTCTAAATCGTTAGCATATCCACTCATTACTTTGTCATGTATGTCTATTAAGTCTTTATACTTTTTTAAGTCGCTTATCATATTTCTATTATTTTTGAACTCAATAAAAGGCACTTCTCCTAAGCTATGCTCAAATGCTTCGTATTCTTCTGGCATGTATGTAAGTCCTGTTCCTGACAAATTACCTTTGAATTTATACTTTTCGCAATGTTTATTATCCCAA